ACTCTCCGTGAGCGTAATCCAACCTCTCATGAATCGCATATGAGATCCTTTCCTTACGATGATCAACTGCCGCTTGAGGGCAAATGACAGTGTAGTAAATGCACGGAGCCTTGCCATCCAAACTCTTGGTATAGCAGTAAACCACCTCGATCATGTTCTGGTAGTTCAGGCCATTATAAACCAACATCTCTGTACTTGGCAGAATGTTCGTGTTGTACACCGTACTGCTCTTGCCTGCCATCTGGACTGCAAGTTCCACCCAATCCTTGTTCCAGCCTTCGGTAGTAATCTTTTCGCGGATCTCAACTTCAGACATCCAAGTCCGGCGGAAAATCACGCGAGAACGCTGCAAATCTGCTGCTTCAGGCGGGAAAAGGATCTCGTCCCATGGCTTAAGCGCAATGATTTCCGGCAAATTTTTGCTGACATACTCCTCGTCACGGGTTGTTGCGCCAGTTTCGGCTAGCTCCTTAACCATCCGTTTTGCCTCGGATTCCGTGGTGCCGGGTACAGCAGCCTGAATAATTGCAGCAGCCTCTTCGGACTGTTGCATGATAAGTTCAGGCAACTGCATGAGTGTAGGACTGCCACTCTGTTGAGCGATAGCCATAACCTCCTGCATAGTTACCTGCTGCTCACGCTTGCTGATGTTTTGTCTCCAGCCAATAAAGAAAGCTGTCCAACCGTACTGGAAAGCGTACTGTGCGCCAAGTTCAGCCTCCCTGCGAAGCTCAAGCGGCATCTTATTGTCGCGAATCCAGCGAAGTAGCGTAGTTGCAATCCCACTTATCGAGGTGTCGTTCAATTCAACCCCGTTGGCCCGGATATTCGAGCGTTCAAAGGCTGTCACCAGAAGCGAAGACAACTCGTTACAAGTTGAGTCAATCAGCCGATTGCGAACGTCACTAGCGCCTTCAAACGGCCAAGCAGGATCACCTTCGTTACGGAGATTACTATGCTTTTTCCCGTCATCACTCTGTCCAGCCCAACGTGCAAAGCGAATATCATCAAACTTGGTAGTCAGGTTCCCCTGAGTAGAGTTGACCATTGCGCGTCCATATTCACTTAGCAAATCTCCCACATCAGGGACATTTGTCGCAATAGCCAGAGGATCAGAAGAAGCTGAATACATAGATAAAAGAAGTTCAATAGGAACCGCATTTCGACATTTGTCTTATCTGCTTCTCCCATTGTTCGCCGCCGTAGTGCTTGGGTTGCATGACCACAAGGTAGCCTAAAGCATCAATAGGATCTTTACTGGCACCCTTCTGTCCATCAGCCCCAGTCCATTCCCTTAAACTATAAATCAAGTTTTGACAAGATTCATGTACCATTATTTTGGGATGATTACGTCCTTTAACCAACGGCTGTTCTCTGTCGTAGCACAACATGTCGTTAATCAAAATGACCCGTTCCTCGACAGGAACCGCAGCAGAAGGCTGTACATATAGAGGAACAGTAGCATCAGCAAAAAGATCTATAATTGTAGTACCACCTTCTTTTGTAATGGTTTCTGTTCCAGCAGTTCGAGGATCCATATATCTCTCGGCTATCTCTTCGCGAACGTCTCCAGAGGTTTCTAATCCCCAGATAAGTTCACTATACTCGTTTACGCCTCTTCCAGCTCCACCTCTCTGTGCAGGGCCGGGTCTACCGTCAGGCTTATCACTTGGCAACGCCCATTCGCCGTAACTTTGGTCAGGCCATTCCCTGTAGATCCATAAGATATCATTGTCATCAACCCTGCCCCACAACATAAACCAATTCCGCGCTCCAGCAGGGTCCATCGCCATGTAGTTTGTCCCTTCAGGTGCAACTTCCATGACATCCCCCTTAAAGATGTTCACCTCGCCAAAGTACGGAAACTCCGTACCCGCAGTCTGATCTGCCCACCCATAGGCACGAATCTTGAGTTCATTGGAACTTCTTCCCTTAAGCTCCTGCTTCATGCGATCCCAGTTGTTGTAAGGATTTAACTTGGAATGAAACCAGATACAGGCATGTCTTCCGTAGATGTTCTCAGCCTTGTACGGCATGTTGCCAGCAGGAACACTCAGCACGTTATTATTTGGAAGTAGTTCACTCTCTTTCCAATGTGTAATTTTTGCTGAATTAATATAGTCTTTAACGGTCTGCGTATAGCCTTGTACCGGGGTAAAGGTGACGATCAACTTGCCGTTCCGGGTCACTAGACGGTATCGAAGCGTATCCAGCCAGTCTTTTGGCACCATTTCATCACACCAAATAAAGTCAACTTCGCCACCTTCAACCACTTTAATATCTTGAGAGTAGTTTAAGAACCAAATCTGGTTCTGCATGTAAACAGCCGTGTTGTCTGAAAAACCGTTCTTCTGGGTAAAGCTGACATGGATGTTGTTGTTGCGCTTGGCACTCTTAAGTTCTTTCGGCAGGTACTTGTAAAAGACCATCTGCTGCATCGAAATGCTAGTCTGGTTAGACGTATGCAGGCACCAAATACGCAAGCCTCTCTGCTGTATCCGTTCACTAATCCAATGTGGTACTGTCCCAGACAAGTCCGCACCCACAAACGCCTGTGCCATCCGTTTAGCCGCCCATTCTGTTTTGCCTGCCCGGTTACCCCCAAGTGCCACCACCTCGTTAAACCTAGTCAATAAATCATCAGCATCTTTCCAAGGTTCCAAGTCTGCCCCATACCTGTGTGGATCTTCCGCCTCTGCCTTCGCCCTGTTCTCTCTAATGATGAACAACTCCATCACCTTCTGGGGGCCAACATTCTCGATCATCGTCAACCTCTGCTCCCTGTCTGGACTCGGCAAGGTAGGGTGATCCGTCAGCTTGAACCTTAAAATTTTCTCTATCAGCTTATTTTTTTGCTCTTCTGTCATTGACATGGGCCATTATGTAGCTATGTTTACCTCGCAGGTCAAAATAGATCTGCCGTGTAGCCTCTGGATAGTCGCGTAAGGCGAGCCACAGGTGAAGGAGAGGTTCCCCTTGCATGAAAACCGGGGGGGATTAATAACTCGGGAGCTGGGAGCCCGATACTTCCAAGTAGTCCACGAAAGAAGACTAGCGTAGGTTGACTCGGGTACCCTCTGCGCGTGACTTGGTAAAAGCGAAACGAAAGGCGACGGTGACGGTGAGTGTCACTTCTTCTTGCGGTGAGCTTAAGTAACTTCATAAAAAGATTTTCTTTTTTTATGTCACTTTTGACAGGGTTACTTATGCTCACTCAGGTCTCTGGTTCTGGTGAGGTTTTCTTCTTTAGTAGGTTAACTAACGAGCGAAGCGAGAGCGACCAAAGGGAGCGACAGAAAGAAGAAGATAAGAAGAAGATGAAAGGAAAGCTAGGCCTAGCTTTGCGCTTTACCTAGAAACATAGTGGTTCCTTTGCAGTTTATCTTCTGGCCAAGTCGCAAACTTGTCCCTTTACCACCAACATAAATCGTCTTTCCACTCTTTACCCGCACATATCTTGTGTTTGGAAAGATGTTTTGTACCTCTTCAGTAAAGATAACTTCATCTTGTATGTCCAACTTGGCAGGACTTACATCCAACTTGACCTTATCTTGAGCCAAACCCACCTTCTTCTCTAGTGAATCAAGAAGATCTTCCCGGTAAACTCGCTTAAACCCAGCCAAACACCGTTTATCTTTGACCTTAATGTAGTCAACCTTCTCCACAAGTAGGGCTAACTTGTGCTCAAACTGGTCTCCATACACCTCTTTTACCTTCTTCTCACTCAACTCGTACTTTTGTGTCATCTTTCTTGGACTATACGCCCAAAGTTCATACGTCAATACTGTCGACACAAAAAATGACGCCCAGCCTTCCACAGGAAGACTAGCCTAGTCATGCTCAAGTTCACCTCCACTCCCCAAAGTAAAGGCTGCCTAAACACGCTAAGGAGCAATCACGCTCGCGTCACGTTTCTACACACACACAACATCAGTCTTACAGAGTAAAAGCGGCAGTCAAGTGCATGTGGGCGCATTTGTAAAAATAAAATCCGAGGGGTCTAATGCGTCGCAGCTTTCCAGCCGGAACAACGTCGAACCCCCTCCCCCCCCTTACTGCTACAGATACAGATACAAAAGCCAGGCTGCACTGCTTGCCATCATGTTGCATGGTGCACTGCTTCAATGACTTGCGCATGCTTGTGCTGCTTTGCTTGTGTAAGTGCATGAATGTGCAGGGGTTGCTGTGCTTGCGTTTGGTTTGCTCCGCCTTCATGGCAACGCATCTAGTGATCATCCGCTCTTCGCCCTTCACCTTTCGCTTGTCTCTCGCGCGCTTTTCGCCCCTACAGAGCAAACTTTTTCACCCTTTTCTTCTCTTTTTTGTTGCAAGTCCCTTTGCTTCGGATACCTTCGCTTTTGTTGGCAATGTTGCCACCACAAACTAAACAAACGAAAGAAAACGATGAAGACACTCAAAACACTGGAAGCAGAACTGCAAGAAGCTCACGACGCTTTACTTGCCATCACCAAGGACGGAACCTTCGGAAAACCACGCTTGCAAGCTTGCGGGCGGGTTATAGAGGCGATGCAGGCTATCCTCGCATTCAAACGCAACAAACTCGCAACCAAGTAAAAGCATCATGAAACTAAAAACAAAACCCTTCGCTTGGGACTTCGAATTGACCGACACGTTTGCAGGGGAAGCCAATTACGCTTGGGTACGCAGGGGGACAATCAAAGCTAGTACGCCTAGTGGAGCCATTAGAGCAGCTAAAAGGGCCCTTAGCCTAACTGGAAAGCATACATCCGAAAAATACTCGGATTTGATATCGATCCGCTTTGGATCCGCTTGCATTATCCTTTTCCTTACACCTTCGGATTCACTTAACTTCTAACAAATTAAACACCATGAAAAATACCGTCTTATCATTCAAACCCCAAAGCAATTCACTCGGCTCATACCGTAAAGAAAAGCATGGCCTTTTCCGGCAGTACACTCTCTTAAACTTCGAAAAAGCTCACATCCTGCAAAGTGGGATCCCCCAATATGATCAACCCTTGATCATCCGCGTTTATTGGCCTGCCGAAACCGCTTACGCATGCTTGTGGTTATCGACTAAAGACGCTTATGCGGTAGGGAGGGGAAAGGCTGGGGGCTGGGGGTATTGTAAAGAGAGCCAAGCCATTGAGAACGCCTTTTTTTCAGCTGGCCTTAGATTTGAACAAGCAATAGGTGGAGTTGGGGAACCTGCAATCATGGCAGCCATCAAAGCCTTTGCAGACTTTGTAGAGCTAAAAAACTATACCGTTACCGTTGCACACGCTTAATTATGAGAAGCACCCTTTTCCTTGCCACCCTTGGCTTGGCTTTATTTGATATGGGAGAACTGAAAGCTTTCGAACTTCGTTGGGAGGCGTATATCTTCGGAAGTCTTTTGCTTTGCTCTTTAGCTTTGCTCTATTTGATTGCAAGGCCTTTGTTTCCGAAAGCTTAAGCGAATCTTAAAGCGTTTCCAGTCTCTCTCTTTGCCTTGGCAAGGGGAGAGAAGGAAGCTTTTTAGGCTTCAACTAAACAAACTAAACATCATGACAAAAAAACAAGAACTAGACGCCTGGAAAGGCTTTGCCGAGTCTTTACCGATTGAAAGCTATTCGAAGGGTGCCCTGTGCTCTCTTTTGATTGAACTAGAAAACGCTCTCCGGAGTGATTACATCCCCACCTTAAGCCTTTTCGAAGCTGGCCAGCGTGCTAGTGACTTGATTGAAGGGGCAAAAAAGACCAGTGAAAGCCTTTTAAAACAAGCGCAGGAAAAGGCTGACAGAATTGTTTCGAAGGCAATCGAAACGGATTTAATGTACAGGGCAAGAATTGACGCTTGGAAGGTTAAAGCCGGAAAGGAGATTGAAGCGCTATGATAGCTCCAAGCATAAAAACACTTTGCGAAAGCCTTAACCTTGAAAGGGACAAGGCAAAACTTATCCGTGCTTTAATCAAAAAAGAGCAAAAGACTCGGGACGAAACTCTTTTCCCTTCAACGGCAGCTTGGATACAGTCCTGCTATCACGAGCCCAAATGGGTGGAAAGGGTGCTTTCGTGCTTTAATGAAATACTGGAAGGCCACGGAGTTGAAGCAATTGATGGAGAAGACTTTCGTTGGCCCTTGATGGCATACGTCAACATTGGAGAGACTTATCAGCCTACGCTTCTCTTTTGCTATAAAACGCAAAACTTTCGCGTTCAATCTGTGGGCGACTATCTAGAAAGAATGGGGCTCTAAGCCTTTGCAATTCAGTTTAAAACGCAAGAATCGGGAAGCATAAAGCTTCCCTTTTCTTTTCCCTACCCTTTTGCCTTTTCGCTTAGGGAAGCTCTGAGGGCTTTCCAACGCTCTGCACTGTCATTTTCCTTAATTGGCACAAATATTTCATCGACATCGCCTTGAAACACTGCTAGCGCGACGGCCAGCCGTCTGGCGTCTATGCACGTTGCGTCTTTTACAAAGCCATCATGATGAGCCTTTTGCAGTTGAGTTGCAATACGCTTTGCCTCATCCAAGAAATGCGTGTACTCGATAGAGTGCCCAAGTACCGGGCAATAGATCGTTTTATTTTTCAAATTTGAAATCTCATTTTCATTTTCATTTTGGTTTCGAAGCCTGATTGAACAAGTCCCCTATCTCACCGTGAGCATGAAGATGCACATGCTGGTGGAGCTGTTCTGGCGCCTTATTCTTCTCTAGGGCCATGTACTTATCCAGAGTCACGCCTAAGGTCAGCACGGCGTCTTTAGGGGCCATCTCTGGCAGGGTATCTTCTACCCTCTTCATGGCTCCGTCGATCAGGGTCTGCATCCTACCCTTCAGGTTTGCCGAGAAATATGAATTTCGAAATTGAGAATCGTAATCCAAAAAGTATTGCCTTACCTCGTTGACTGTATTGTACGAGACACCCACTTTGTCTGCGATATACGGGCTACCATGCCCTTGGCAGTACAGTTCTAGGATCTCCTTACGCTGTTCCTCTGACACTCCAGCAAACAGTCCCTTACCGTTGATCTTCTCGATCTGTACACCCATGACATGATCCTCGATCTTGACATTGGCTAACCCGGCAAGCTGCCTTGCACGGGTCTCGGCTGACTTATACTGACGCTTCTTTTTCTTTGGCTTTTGCATCGAGTCTTCTCTGTTTACGCCTGAAGTATCTTTCGCGGGATTCAATCTCGCCACAAGGCTGGCAAAACTTCTGGATGGTTACGTTCTTTTCGTAATCAATACCACATTTCACACAGACTGCCGCAATCTTTTTGTAGCTAACCCCTTTACGCTCCCCGATATCCTCGGGAAACACAACGATGTTACGCCTAAGTGCATCCAACACAATACGATTGGCCTACCGATAGAAATCTTTTGTTAAAGGTTGCGCAGACATTGGAAGGAAATGCTTTGAGTGATCCTTGCCGCCATCTTGGTTGCTGACGGTTTCGAGTAACCAAACGCCATGATCTCTTCGATAAACGCCTTGCGATTAGCATTTAAGAAGAATGCTGTGACATCCAAGTCATAGAAGTCCAGCTCGAGAATTGGATTCTTTTTGATTTTCTTTAATGTATTCGATTCCATGTTGTTCTAGTAGTTTGTAGAGGCGTTGTGCCTCGGTCTTCCATGTTGTTCTTTTTTCTTTGATTGGCAAGCCTGCGATTTGACGCAGCTTGTTTATTGTACCAGCACCGATGCCGCGCACATTGCCCGGTGTCGTAAACGACCAGCGCAAGTCCTGCATGTTGCTAATGTTAAGCAGTTCGATGTACCGCGCCATCTTGAAGTCGAGGGGCGCAATCCCGCACCGAGCTTCAACTCGGCGTATCCATAGTGTCCGTCTATTTTTGAAAGCTCCCATAAAGACACGCATTCATTTCGTGTTCAATTCTGTGTGCAATTCTGTGTGCAATTGCAGCACTTGGAAAAGTAACGGATCTCTGCAATCCGCAACTTAAAGCCTGCATAGGCAAGCAATGGGAACAAAATGGCAATGATAATGTACTTCATGGCTGCTTGGCTACCATAGCCCAGTAGTGAGCGTCTTTCTTAAGCTGTTCAGCAGCATCGAGAGCGGCTTTAAGTGTTGGCCTGACACGGGAGAGTCTTTGCTCTTCCCACCATTCGACGTCGCCCCACAACATCCGCAGGTCAGCTATGGCTTCTTTGACTTCTTCCTCTGTCATTCCTTATCCTCCATTCTTATCTCCCACTCACCTCTATGCATGAAATGTGGCGGGAACTGGCGCTCGTAGTTGACTGACTTCCGGTACTTGTACATAGCCCTATGGCAATCGTAGTGCAGGTAAGCCTTGTACTCGTCATCAAAGTCTTCTCTTTGAATGGAGATGTGCCAGCGCCCCTCTTGAGCCGGGATAACCTCACCACACCAGATGCAGGTAGTACTATCCTGCGGCGAAGACTGGTTATCTTCTCTGTATCTTGTCATTTCGCCTCCTCCCAATTACCTAGCGTCCGCAAAAACGCCTCTGCACGTTGACGAGCTGTGGCTTTTATGTGGGAAAAACCTCCTGCTGCATAAAAGATCCCCGGACCAGCGTCTCGACTTACAATTTCAAGTAACCAGCGAGCATATTCTGGCCCCATGCGCTTTAATATCTGTTCAGCGTCATGCATGGCATTGAGGTCATTACAAAAGTCCATCTCTTTCCGTGTATCAGAGCTGTATGGGTGATCCCATAAGCCTGTTATTTCTGTAATCCGCTCGTTAATTTGTTCGTCGGTCATTTTAGTTGTTTTAGTATGTTTTTTATTTGATCGTTCATTGTTGAAAGCGAGTCTTTTACCTCTCCCTTCCAATTGTTTATGTGCCCACAGTAAACTTGACATTGTGCGTCACAATCCAAATATCGCTCCAGTCTAAGTAGCGTGTCAGTTAGCTGGTGCACCTCGTCGCGTATTGACTTCTCGTCGGTCATACTTCGTGAGTCTCCCATTCTTCTGACAAGAGTTCGTCTGCGCCTAAGCGTGGATTCAGATCGGCAGGATCGCTCGTGTAATAGAGCTTTTCCCATGTCTTCCCTTTCTTATCCAGCTTACGCTCAAGCCTAAGCAGCCCGATATACGCGCCCCTCCACATAGGAAGTCTGATGCCAATCTTGTGCGGCTCGTTGAGCATAGCTTTAAATGCAGTGCAGAACGGCAATCTGTTTTGGATGAGTTTCATTTCCCCTCCTTTGCTCCCGCGATGAGTGCGTCTGCCCCTTCAAGTGCGTATTTAATCCAAGTACCTTTAACCTCAGTCACATAAAGTGTGCTGGAAAATCTACTAGCAACAAGCATCGCCGCAATCTCAAGCCGAGACGGTTCTGGGCGCTTCCGCTCAAGCTGTGCCGCCTGTCCGCTATTCTCCAGCCTTGCATCGTGCAGGGCTTGTTTGAGTTGCTCCACCTCGGAGCGTGCCGCATCACGTTCTTTGGTAAGCCGATTAAATTCGGCGCGAGCTTTATCGTGATCTTTGGTAACCCATTCCACCTTATCACTACAAAGCTTGGATAAGTGGTCGTAAGCCGATCTCCGTTGCTCCACCTCAGCACGAGCCTCGTCACGTTGCTTCCGCATTTCTTGCGCTTCCTCTTTCAATATGCCGTAGTCGTGCGGCGTGCGCTCCGCGATGGCTTGCTCAAGTTGCTTGTTTACCCTCTCTACTTCAGCGTAAGCCGCATCACGCTCCGTTATTACCCTGTCCAGTCTCTCTAATAGTTGATTGTATAGTGCGCCCATATTAAGCCTGCTCCGCTTGAAAGGTTTTGTAGATCTGGGACAGAACCATGTCTGCATCCAGTAGGGCTGCCCTGTCGCCAGGGAACGAGGACATATCGTCTGGGGTGCGGTTGCGTACCCGTTGCGCCAGTTGCTCGATGCACTCCTGTGACTTCGAGGCTAAGTGCCTGTACACGATTAAGGTGGATCGCAAATCCGCGATTACCTGCGCTTGTCTGTTGTGCGCTTCAACATACTGATTGATTTGGGTTTCCATATATTTGATTTCGTTTGTTAGTTTACCGACAGTTTCACCTATATCGATCTGTTGTTGCAGTCGCAAGGATTTTATTTGCTCCATCAAGTTGTCGATGACTTGTGCGCTCATTTTGGTAGAGAGAAGAACTTTGCGTGCCTGCCTGAAAAGCCTAGCTTAGTGCTTACGCCCGATGGGCCTGAGCGTTGAATAGGGATGCTAATCTCGCGCTCTCCAGCATCTTCTGTGAGCTTGACAATCACAACCGCAGTCGCGTCTTGCCCGATTGCCCGGCTCTCGCGTGCCCTGCCCTGTTCATTAAGTTGCGTAATGGCAAACACCACGCACCCCAGTTCAAGGCCCAGCAAACGCAACCTGCGGCTAACCTCGGCCACTTCACGCTCACGGGTGATGTCCTTGTGACTTGTCAGGTCACAGCGCACTAGTTGGATATAGTCAACAAACAAGATCTTCAGTCCGTCCTTTGACTTACCCATCGCTCGCGCTGCTGCCACTATGGACGCGATATCGTGCAGATCATCACGGATCACAATCGGCACCTTGTTAAGCGCGTTCATAGCCTTGAACACACCCTTCATCTCACCCTCGCTTTTCACGCCCTCTGCTAGAGAGCGCAAAGATACCTCGCCTAAGTTGGCTACAAGCCTATCGATGATCTGCTGTGCAGACATCTCCAGACTGACTATCATTATCCCTTTTTTCATATTTCTCTATTTTAGTTTCAAGTTTACCAACCAACTCCTTCAACTCACGGATGTGAGCGTTTAAGCCTTCTACTTCAGTATCCCTATCTTTAGGCTCCCAAGGTTTTGCGTACTCCTTTAGTAGGTTCTGATAGTAATCATCAGGCAATTCAATCTTCTCAATATCTTGCGAGCCATCAGGTATCCCACCGATTTGATCCGCCTTCCACCGAAAGTACATATTCCCCGGCTTGATGCGCCTGAGATGCTTCTTCTTACCTTTTCCCGTTGCCGGGCCGTGCGCTTGTTCCTGTTTTTTGTCCTTCATATCTCACTACTTTTAAGTCTACTTTGATTATGTCACTTGACTGATTCTGTGGCAGCTTCTCGATCTCTTCGAGATGCTTGTATGCTTCTTCCTTAGTTCCACGGAAGACAACGTCATTGGTAATCTTCGGCCTTGGCAGCTTTACATCTGCAATGACGGTCGTCTTGCGGAAGACAATGTAGTCTAGTCCCATGAGCGTTTACTGATCGTTCTGATGGTTGGAAGTCCGGGCCATACATCCTGCTCTATGCAATGCTTAAGCCCTGCAACTGCAAGATCTAGCTTCACGTTTGCGCTATCCAGAACCTCCTGATCTGGCTTTACCCACTGAGCCAAGAACGGCTCTTCGGTATCCACCACAAGGAAGTAGAAGTCCACTTCATCAAGGTCGTGAATCTGCTTTAGCCCATAAGCGTACCATGCTGCTTGCCTGTCGTACTTAAGGCTAAAGAACTTTGAATCGAAGCGCATGATGTCGCTTGTGGTTTTCAAGTCCACAATTGCTGGCTTGCCTTTGATCTCGGTAATGACATCTGGACGTCCCTTGCACTGCATGCCGCCGCGCTCCCAGAACATACTGCCTTCGATGATCTTCTTTGCAGAGATCATGTTAAGCAGTGGCTCGCAGGCTTTGACTGCACCTTCAATGCGAGCGGCTTCCTCGGCGTTGACGACGATCTTGCCTTGGTTCTCGAAACAGAAGTCATGCCACTCTTCCCTTCCAGCTTTAGTCTTGCGATTGATTTCCTCTGGTGCCTGCACATAATCCACGCGCCCCTCAAGAGCAAGTGAGTGAATGCAAGTGCCGAGTTCCATCTCCTTTGATGGCTTCCACTCCTGAGTTCCGCGCCACTTGTAGTAGGATGGGCACACGCTAAAAGCATCAAGTTGATGCTTAGAAAGCCCGTCGAGCTTTCTGTACTGGTTCATTTCTAGGTCTAGGATTAGTTCTTTTTTCATTTCTTGTAGCTGTTGTTGGCTTGTAATGCTCCGCAACCGATGATGTTACCACCCTGATCGCGAATCAGTTTTGACGGACTAAGCAAGTCTGCTCGTTCCGGCAGGCATTCACGGATATACGAACTCACAACGTATAGCACGCCTTTTTTTGCAGGAGGCATATTTGATACGTCTCCCTGTGTGGAGAGCATGATCGGTATACCTTCCACGGAGTCTACCTGCGAGAGGTACGAGTGGCTGCGTGGGATTGTGCCTGACGGTTCAATGTCACCGTACCCGGTGATGTTAATTTTGTGCGGTGTTAAGTTGACTAATTTCATGTTTGATTATGTTTGCGATTACGTTTAGTACCCAAGTTGTTTTCCCTGATTTTGTTTCTCCACCAACGACGATCAAATCTGTTTCGCGCATGGGTGTGATGTTGTCAATTTCTGGAAAGCCAGTCTTGATTCTAGTGCTGTTGTCATCACCAGTCTCATAGCGTGTAGTTGCCTCCATTAATTGAGCCCTAGTGTCAAGCACTTTGGGAGGAGCAATCTCATTTTGCACTCCTTCCGATACTGCCACTAGTCCCGTAAGGAACTCGTTCAAGTCCCCGGATCGGATATCCGTCTGCGCGTTATGCAATACTATCTGCATAGTCCTGCGCTTTGCTGCGGTACGGGTTAGCTCGATGAACTCACTAGCGAGCGACAAGATCGGGCAGGCCGTGTACAAGTCACTCAACTGATAAAACTCCAGATGAGTATCTTTGCGTGCCAACTCGTAGATGACGCGGATGTCGGTCGCCTTACCTTGAGCCGCCTGCTGGAGGGTGATCTCTGCAATGTTTCGGAGCTGGATGTCGAAGATGTCAGCAACGCTAAAGGCTGCTTCGGTGATCTTTAGCAACGCCTCGTCCGGGTTGTTCAGGATGATACTGACAAGTCCTTTCTCGGCCTCCTCTGCACGGCAGAACTCAAGATCCGGCGTTGGGTTACCACCCTTCGGTTTGCGTGTTTGCATTGCTCAGTAAATTATCTGCTTTCTGGAAAACGCGAACTGGTTGTGCCGCCAACTTGCGAGCTTCATCGTCTTGATACTTCTTGGATCGCTTTAGCCATCCAGAAAGATACTTTCCGGTTCCTCCAAGTGTCTTCAACTTGTGCGTGTTTGTGAGTAGCCAGTTTTGAGCTTCGCGATACTGGGCAATGACAAACTCCTCGCCGTAAGCGGCAAGATGGTTTTGAACCAACAAGTCTGGTGGCGTGTAGTCATCTTTACCTTTGCACATGAATTTAAAATCAAACGCAATGGAACGCTCGGGTTTCCCCTTTTCCCCATCTTCCTTCCTTTCCCCCACACCCCCTA